CAAATATCTATATTCTGGTATAGGAAACTTACAAAAAGTTCCAAGAGAGGAAAATTGGGGAGACATCTCTAAACTTCCTACAGAACAGTTTATAGATAGGAGAGGTATGAAGTATCCAAAGTACCGAGCATTTAACTGGAGAAAATGACAGAACCTAAATTTGAAGAAATACAGCCAGGTGTTTTCGTACCGATTAACGATCCCAATACATATGGGACTGAACTTAGGCTCAAGACAGAGCTTAAGCAGACAGTTGAAACAGAAGATGGTTCTAGCGTTGTTTCATATAAAGCGTTTATTAAAAAAAATGATAAAGGTGAAAACGAAGTAAAAATATATCCTGTCAATGAACAAGGTAAAGTTGAAGCTGGATCAAAACCAATATTTAACAATGGGGTCTGGGATGAAACTCAAATAACTAAGCCAAAGTATGAGTATAAAGGTCGCAACCGAACAGAAAAGAAACTAAACGTCACTTTTGATGGTCTAGATGTTATAACAACTACCACAGAGGAGAAATCAAGAACCATTAAAGAGTTTGAACTCACAGGTGGTGGTTTTGCCGATGCTGAATATATTGAAGCGAATACAGTTGATGGTGTATTCACTGGGAATCCTGTCATGCCTCCATATATTCTCAATGGGGAAGAAATAACCTTTGAAAGGTTTATGGAGATTAAACAGGAACAGTTAGATGGAGTTAATGTTCTAGATAAGTACGGAGTTGAGAAAACTACAGTCATCCCCGCTACTTCTACTACAGTTGTGGAGGGTGTTTTATTTGATGAACTACAGACAGTAGTACAAGATTATTCTCTCGTCACAAGTGAGGATGTGCCTGGATGGGCATCCAATAAAGAGTTGTCAAGAGTAGATGAAATAGAAAATGAACTCAAGAAACTTAGAGCAGAAGGTTATGAAAAATCAGGAAATACGAAGACTGATGCCCGACGAAGTAGGCAATGGACTGAGCAGATCAAAGATTTAGAAAAAGAACTTGCAATAGAAAAAGCGAAAGTTGAATTCAATTCACAAACCAATGGTACTGACAATGATATGGGGGGTGCTTCTGGTGTAACAGAAAGACTCAAATATGATTTTGATAGAGATGATGAGGTCACTTTTCAAATACCAGTAAAATACCCAAGGGACTTGTCAATGATGCAAGACCACTTAAAGATTCAATGTTATACCTATGAACCTCCATACACTAAGGAGTTCACAAAAACTAATGAAAATACAGATGGTGGTGGAGGAGATGCTTTTGGTGCTCAAAGAGGAACAGCATTTAGAAAAAAAGTAGGAGCTCCTATCATATTGCCTATGCCTAATAATATTCAAGGCACAGACGCTAGACAGTGGGAAGAGAGTAATATGAATAATCAAGCTCTTAATGCAATTAGAAGAGCGGGTTCTAATACAATTTTTAAATCCATCTTGTCTGATGTTGGTCTTGGTCAAATTACGCCAGTTCTTGACAACATATCATCTTTATTTCAAACAACATCCCAAAGATCTGGTAGAGCTGATTTTGCAGCAAACAAGATGAGTCAATTACTTGCAGATGCTAATATGGATGTCAGTTCAGATCAGATACTGGCAAGAACTGCTGGAGTTATTGCAAACAGTAACACAGAACTTCTTTTCGGTGGTGTGAGTTTGAGATCTTTTGAATTTCAATGGTTACTAAGTCCAAGAGATCCTAAAGAAGCTCACAACGTAAGAATGATGATTCGTGCATTTAAAGAATGGTCTGCTCCAAGAAAAGTTACCAAATTGGCCTCTGGTCCCCAAGAGGCAGGCAATACTGGTCTTGCTGGAGGACCATCTTACTTCTTGGGAACACCAAACGTATTCTCACTTAAATATGAGACTGGTGGAAATAAACCTATTCGTGGTATGCCTCTATTCAAAGCTTGTGCTCTTACAGAGGTTAATATTAACTATACTCCAGAGGGTCAATGGATGGCCTACGAGGGTGGTCAACCCACATCATACACTATGACACTCAAATTCAATGAATTAGAGCCTATATACAACACAGATTATGGTAAGAAGATAGCAGATCCAGATCGAATGAGAGGAGACACAGCTGATTTAGAAGAAGTCTTTGTTGTAGACCAAGCTGATCCAAACACTTCATTTATAGGATACTAATATGCAGGGTTATTTTTCCTACTTACCAAATTTACTATACGTCTCTAGATCTCCAGAAAGGAGTTCTAATGAAGAATATTCTCCTGTAAAGAATATCTTTAGGAGAGCAAAGGTTCGTGATGATTTTGACAATGTAGTTACTTCCTTTGAGGACTTCTTTATTAGAGGTAATCTCAGACCAGATCATCTAGCATATACTTTATATGGTGATCCAAGATTTGATTGGGTTATATTAATCGCGAACAATATAACAAAGGTGAGAGACCAATGGCCTCTTACAGACTACGATTTCAGAAAATACATATTGGACAAATATGGTAGTGAAGAGGCACTAGCAGAGGTGCATCACTACGAGACTCTTAAATCTACAGATTGGGCTGGAAGAGTTGTTGTTCCAGAAGGATTGACAGTAGATTCTAATTTTGAACTTAAATATACTCAACTAAATGATGAAGATCAAAGAGTCATAGAATATAGTAGCGGGATGACATTGAATGAACTTACAACCATAGATGAGGCTGGTACTGCAAGAGATCGTTCTGGTCAACCAATTAGACATAACAATGTACAACCTGTGACCAATTATCAATATGAGTTGTCTAAGAATGATGCTAAAAGAAGAATTAGAGTTATCCGACCACTATATCTGAACACTGTTGTAAGTGATTTACGGAGAGCAATGAGATATAAGAAATCCTCCCAATACGTCAGCAAGACGCTTAAGAGAGGATATAACCCAAGAATGAGTGGGGGATAAAAAAAGGGGTCGTAAGACCCCTTTCTTATTGTTTACTCTTCAGCGAGTTTCTGGAAATAACTCAGTGCATCGTCCTCTTCTTCATCTACGTCAGCAGATGCAGCAGTGGCACTTGCACGGAGGTTAGAAAGTTCTTCTTCAACAGTGTTACCTCTACCTTCACTCAAGTCCTCAAGATCTTCATCTTGTACTTTGCGTGTAGGAGTTACAACTTGCTTGTTTCCGATAACAGTATCCAAACGTGCTTTGAGTTGTTCATATGTCTTGAACTGGTCAGGAGCAGTGAACTCACTAAGATCATAGATCTTGTTGTAGATCTCTTCTAGTGCATCATCGTCATCTAGAAGTGCTTCTGTCTTACCAAACTCTGAACTATCATAGTTCCAGAATCCAGCAACCTGTTTGATCTTCAACTTGAAGTTAGCACCCTTCCAGAAATCGAATGGGTTGATTGCCTCTTCATCATCGAACTCAGGTTGCATTGCAGCAGTGATCTTATCAAAGATCTTCTTACCAAACTTATAGAGTTTAACTTGTCCTTCGTTCTCAGGATTACTAGAATCTTTTACGATATAGACGTTTGCATAGTAAGAAAGTTTACGCTTTTGCTTACGAGCAATATCTTTATCAGACTCACGACCACTGTTCCAGAGACTACGATTAAGTTCTCCAACAGGATCATCCTTACCAATAGTAGTTAGACTGTTCTCAATATACCAACCGCCTGTTCCTTGGAAAGCGTGACTCCAAACTTGAGTCCATGGCAGTTCACAATTAGCATGTGCAGGGAGGAATCGGATAACTGCGTATCCATTACCTGCTTTATCTACAGCTGGTTTCCAAAGACGTTCATCAGTATTGTTACCCTTCTCATTGAGTTTCTCAACCTTCTTCATCAACCTTTCGGTCAAAGAACCTGAGCGGGATTGTTTCTTTAGTGCAGCAAATGACATTTGTATTCTCCGTATTTTTGTATTGTAGGATTGTTTGTATTATACCAGATAATTATGTAATAGTCAATCTGGGATGTTTTCTTCCAACCTATCTAAAGTTAGAGTCAGAGTGTCAAAAAATTCTGAGATATTTTGACCTTCTTTTAGTCCCAAAAACTTGGCAGACTCTAGGATCTGCTCTTTCATCTCAATAGCATCAGGATCTTCCTTCTCTAGTTGCAGTC